GATTCAGCTACTACAATTACTTTAGCTGATGGGTCAGCGTTTCCAACATCAGGTTTTATAGTTATTGAAAAAGTAAATGCAGTTTCAGGTTTATTTGAAAATGAAGTTATTGAATATACTGGAAGATCTTCAAATGATTTAACAGGGTGCACTAGAGGAACAAGCGCTCCCTACAGAGGAGTTAGTCCTGTTAATACAACGGCAGGCAGTCATGCAACAGGAGCAAAAGTATTTGGTGCATACAAAATAGCGACTCTTAATGAAACATCTTCACCAGCAGGATATAATGATAGCACAGGTAATCCAGCAACTACAACTACACAAACAGGTTTTACATTTGAGCTAGTTAGTAATGCTAGTAGCACAGAAACAGGAGGCGGTTTTCAGTGTACAATTGGACCGATAAATGATAGGGCTTAATTATGGC